CTACAAAATCTTATCTGTGAGGGCGGCAGTCTCTTTTTGCATGGCCACCGTGTCGTGCGTGTATAGGTTTTGCGTTATCGTGGCGTCTGCGTGACCGAGACGCGCCGCAACGTCAACAGGCTTTGCTCCCGCCTCGATAAGGCGGGTAGCATGAGTATGCCTAAAACTATGTGTGTTCAATCCTAATGTTCGCAGGCGTTCTATGAGGGAAGTACGCTGTACGGGGATACCGAAGCGATCGGTACAGACAAGAGAACGCTCTTTTGCATTCTGCGGGGCGGCCTCCTTGCGGGGAAGTAAATACAATGTTCTGCTGTCCGGCATTTCGTAGGCGATCTGATACACGATACCGAGCTTGAGGCGGTATCCATTCTGAATAGTCCGCCATTGTTTCAGCGCAGATAGAAGTGTGGTGCCGATGTAAACGGTACGGGCGCTTGTGGCGGTTTTCGGTGTATCAAAATATGCAGGCGCGTCACTTGTGGCAGGGCAAAGCTGGCGGGATACCGAGATGGTCTTTTTCTCAAGCGATATGTCGTCCCATGTAAGACCGAGCACTTCCCCGAGCCTCATGCCTGTATAGTAAGCTATCATGATAAGGATCCGATACCGATGCGGAAATGGGAATTTTGCCAGCAACTCACTGAATTGTTCCTTGCTGATAATGGTGCGCTTAATCACCTTCTTTGCGGCTGTTTTGGGAATCTTTATGTACTCTGTCGGATTCGTCTGTATCAGTTCGGATGGATAAATGGCATACTTGAATGCAATGTGCGCAACGCGCATAACGGCGGATATTGTCCCGTGTGATAATCCTTTTCCCGCAAGCTCTTTGACCATGCGATCAATATCACGGGGGCGTATGTCCTGCAGCAGCATCATTCCAACGTACGGGGACATATATACCCTGTATTGGTACTTATAGATTTCGTATGTCCGCTGCTTCGTGCTCCCTTTGACGACGTTCTCAAGCCACGATGCCACGAATTCATCCAACGTGACCTTTGCGCTTATAATGCCGACGTTGCCGGTTTTCCACGCTGCATATGCCGCCGTCCCCGCGTCAAAGGCTTCCTGCTCGGTGGCAAAGCCGCCTTTTTCCTTCATCCTGCGGGGCTTTTTCGATATGTCGAAACTGTAGGAAAATGTGTTGCCGCGCTTGCGGACTCTGATTTTTGCCATAATAAAACACCTCCGGGATTGTTAGGGGATAGCAAACAAGCCGGAAGTGTGATATACTGTTCCTGCTACGGTAGGTATATCCCTTCGGGATTGCTTGCTCGATCCGCTCGTGATGCGCCAACATCACGGGCGGTTTTTATTTGGTTAAGAACCGAAAAACGGCTTTTTGTGTTCTTAACATGTGCTAAGAGCACGATTTGATACTTAAAAAAACACGGATTTTTATATCTCGGTGTGGGGAGATGTAGAATTTTATATCAATAGTAGTAATTTGAACGTGAGTTCAAGTTCAACTGATAGATGAGGCTGTTAAGACTTGCCCGTGTCGCATCTATATCATCTTCTAGTCCTGCCACTCTGATGGGGATATTAGACACGTCATCATCAAGTGAATTGAGGTGAACCTCTAGGTCATCGACGCTAGATTCAAGATAAGACATCTTGGATTGCAAGGCGTCAATATCGGATTTTGCATCCTGCAGTGTGTATGTTGCTTTTTTTGCCGGTTCTTTTTTCGGCATCTGTTCTTTGATGGATTGGATATAGTTTTGCTGCTGATAGGTGATAACACCGAGGGCTGCTGTTGAGAGCAGGGACAGTGCGGCAATGGCGATGTATATTTTGTTTGTGTTCATTTTGCTTTCCTCCGTAATGAATCGGTTGGGAGAGCTGCAAGTATGACGGGGAATAATAGCATCAGAATCTGTTTCTTTTGTTTATATCCTTCATAAACTTCTACATATGGGCGTGCGGCTTTTTGCGCGGCACGTTCGGCATCTTTTGAAACATTTTTACCCATAGTATTTGATGCTATGTTTACAGTTTGATGAAAGGCATGTTGCTGTTGAAACTGGAGGTAAAATAATAAAAGAAATATTATCGGAATGGCGATAATGCAATGCTTTGAAATATCTCTTGCTCTGCGGATACAAAAGGAAAATGATGATAAGCCCGCGAGAATAATTCCAATATAGCAAACTGCAAATAAGAATATAAAGAGAAAATTAACAACATCGGGCTTGTCAGGCGAAACAAGTTCTCCGATAGGCAATGCGACAATAGAAAATAAAAAAGTAAAGAGAAGTAGGAATAATATATTTCTTATAAACTCTTTTCTTCCCATTCTTCCAGAGAAACGGAAGAAATAAAGAAAGCCATTCTTGAGTTTTGATAATACATCCATGTCAATTCCTCCTCGGATAGGAAATATATCCTCTAATTGTTTATCCAATTTCTTTTATTTCGGTATTTAGCTCCGATAAGGTTTCATTATAGTCGTCTTTTGATAAAAGATTTTCTTTTACTAGTTCTTTGTAGGCATCGTTGAATAATCTATATAGACCATTGCCTTCTGGTGATAAACGCCCTCTGTATATGTGAAACCGTCCCGAAATGAGTAAATCAAAAGACGTGTTGCCAATTAAAAATAGAGCTGCGTTTTTATGGGATAGATTTTCTATCGCTATGGCACGGTGAATTTCTTCTTTTGAATGCTGCTTATCCATATGAGAGATTAAAATATTCTTCACGCAATGAACATTAAAATCGTCGTATCCTTCTAAAAAAGATTTACATTTTATCATCACAGTTTCTTTATCTGTTCTATGTGCCAATCTGGGGAGGTATTTATAAAGCAGAACAACTCCTCCAACAATCAAAGTTGAAATAAGTTGTATTATAATTTCCGTCCTAGTACTGCCTTCCATGTGCTCTCACCTCTATATCATCGGCGGATTCTCCGCTGCGGAAGTCACCGCCCTCGATGTGTTTCAGCTCGTGCTTATATGTCTCGATGTTCGCTTCCCTTGAATATCGAGCATTTAGAACGATAGTATAAAAATCTTCTGCGCCATCCTCGACAACAAACCCCTTAATGCCGATTGGAAGGTCTTGTATTACCTCTCGTACGTTATCCTTCATAGTCTCCTCTCTCCTTTGCTTTTTGAAATTCTATGAAACGACGGACTTCTTCGATGCTCTCTTTTTTCAGCCCGCGAGAAGCGTCGAATAAAACTCTGATACCCGGATTGTCCTTCATTTCATTTGCTATGGCGGCGACTTCGTCGTCGTAATAGTAAGATGAAGTGTTATTTGTAGTATCTGGAAAAAGATCATTGATGCTGATCTCTAGGGCAGACGCTATCTTAAACAAAAGGTCTTGCTCCGGTTCGTTTGTGCCGCTCTCATAGCCAGAGATGGTGTTATGTTTTACTCCGATTTTTTCTCCCAGTTCTTTTTGAGTTAGCCCGCGTAACTTTCGATATTCCCTTATTTTTGAGGCAGTATATGACTTTACATCCATCTCATCACCTCCTAATGGCTTCATTATACACGAAAAAATATTCGTGTTCAAGATAATTTTTTCGTGGATTGGGAAGAAAAATGTTGACATAAGTTAAAACTTCTTGTATTATGAAGTTGATAAAAGGAGGAGAAAATTATGCAATACCTACTTGAAGCGATCCGACGAGCACGAAAAGAATCGCAAGAGAGCCTTGCACGCCTTATAGGCGTTGATGTTAGGACATATCAAAATAAAGAAAAAGGGGTTTCACAGTTTAAGCAGGACGAGATGTTCGTCATTGCTAAACATTTTGGGGTAAAAATTGATGAAATTTTTTTACCCACGAACTTCGCGAAACGTGAAGTTTTGCCGCAAAAAGATTTGATTTTGAAGAACGCTCAGATGTAAACGCAAGACGGCCCACAAGGCGGAGAAAGAGGAGGTGAGAGGATGGCTAACAATCTGCAAGTGAAAATTCAAATCCTTCCTTTTGATGAAAGCTATGAGAAAACGGAAGAGATCATCGAAAAGATATGCGAATCTCAGCGCCTGCGAAATGCTGATGTTCACATAGAGGTTCTGGGGGTTAGATGTGCACGGTCTACGGCACCGCTAGTTCCAAGGAGAAATAAATAAGACATCTGTATGCGTTCTGTGTCAAAGGAGGAGGTGAACAAATGAAAGAGGTTAAGGAGACGATAGAAAAGCCGCAGATTGTCGTTAAAGACGTCCGATTTATACAACCAGAGCTGCTTGAAAAACAGGACGTCGCGGCGATGTTATCCGTCTCGACGGTGACGGTTGATAGGCTCATCCGCGAAGGGAAGATTCCTTTCTATCTCATGTGGGGTGGATTTAAGCGGTACAAACGGGCGGACGTGATGGATTACATCGCGTCATTGCCGCAGGGCGAGCCGGAACAGAAGCTCCGTGCAGTACGGAGCGCGTGAGGAGGTGTAGGAAATGAAACTAGGGATGAAAGCCCTCATTGGCGGAGGGCTGCTCGCCTGCGCCGTGTGTACGGCGGGCATGGAGGCACTGGAGGATCGCCCCGAGGCGGTACTGGTGGAAGAAACGCACATCGTCAAGCCCGGAGAAACACTGTGGGGAATCTGTGAGGAGTATGTCGCGAAGAATACGGGGACGTGCCGCTACATCCTTGAGTACAAGGAGGGCGTGTACGAAAACAATCCCTTCCTGCTCGAGCGCGGCGGGGCGATCTATCCCGGGGATCGGTTGACGATGACGTACTGGGTCAAGAATAAGGAGGAGAAGAAATGAGGGTGGCAACAAGGCAAAAACGTGGGGAATGCTTTGCATGTGGTAAAGAGATCCATAAGCAGTTTATAGTGAACCTCGGATATGGGGCAGTCACTTTTGAGCTCTGTCGCTCCTGTGCAAAAAAGCTTGCGCAGGGTCTTGTACGGGAACTCAACAAAAAGGAGGAGACGACATGACGAAGTGGCAGACGCGCCGCGAGATGGTGAGCCCGCCGCTGACGATGCACATTGTTTTCCGCATCATGGATGGTGTGAAGGAGCGAATCGGTACGCATTATGCCACGTTGGATGATGCGCTCACACATGTGAGGGAGCTCAACGCAAAAGAAAAAGCGCCCGCATCGGCTGGCACCGACACGGACGCATAAGAATAAATCAAATCTGCCGTGATTGTATCACGGAACAGGAGGAAAAGCAATGACTGAGGATATGAAAAAGAAATGCCGCGAAAAAATCGAACGCGAAGGATGGCATAAGCTCGGAATTGTGGAGCCAAAACCAAGTCCCTTATTTCGCAACAAAGAAGTTGAACTGATGTATATGGATATGGACGGCGTCGCGTGTGTTTGTACGGCTCTGTATCATCGCGACGCTTTCGGTGATTATTTTAGGGCGGTGGACGGTTCGGCAAAAGGAAACAAGATGTTCAACGTGATTGCGTGGAGAGAAAAAAAGAAGCCCCTTCGGGACGGCAATCCCGAAAGGGCAAGGAGTAAATGTTTCCGTCCCCTAACGGGGAGGAGATAACAAATGATGTGGTCATCATACCACAATAAGGAGGAAATATCAAATGAGACAGGTCGTCATATCGCCCCCGCAGTGGGTACAGGACGAAATCAAGAAAATCAAGTGTGGGATTCCCCGCCTTTTCCATGTCGTACAGGTGGAGATGGAGCGCACGGAAAAAGGCGATCAGTACACGGTGCTTGCTTACGAAGAGTTCCTCGAGTGGCCGATTATCCTCAAAGTTTGGAAAGAGGGCAACACGGTTCGCCGTCTTGAGTACAACTATTACTGCACGCGTGAAGAGATTAACGGGTGGTTCGACGCGATCGAGGCGAGTGAGAAGATGCGCCTGATGGGACGAGGGAAGGAGGATGCGGCATGACGCTCTATGAGATCGACAATCAGCTCTCCGCCCTTATTGAGGACGAGGGTCGTATCATCAACGCGGAGACGGGGGAACTCCTCTCCGCAAGCGTCCTTGACGAGCTGACACTAGAGCGGGACGCAAAGATTGAGAACATCGCGCTCTATATCAAGAATCTCACCGCTGAGGCGGATGCGCTCAAGGCAGAGAAGAAACGCCTCGAGGAGCGTGCCAAGGCGAAGGAGAGCAAAGCCGCATGGCTGACGGGATACCTTGAAAAGAGCCTTGCGGGAGATAAATTTGAGACGGCGCGCGTTGCAATCACATATAGCGGCGGCGAATCCGTCCAATACAGCGGCGATCTCGCCGACCTTGCAGATTGCTTTATCCGCGAAACACGCGAGCTCGACAAGGGCGCACTCAAGAAAGCCCTCAAGGAAGGAACGGTCATTCCGGGCGCGTCGATCGTGACGTCGCGGAAGCTGAAAATCAAATAGGGTACAGATTGTACCCCGGTTTGGGGGATGTAAAAGGTGGGGGAAACCTCATTTGCGGAACGAACTGTCTGCAAAGATAAAGCAGGGCAGAGCGGTGCGTCGGTCGGGCATCCACGACGCCGCGCGGGAAGGTGGCGCGGCGTAGAAGGAGGAAGAACAAATGAGTAGAGCAATCCTTATATACGGTGAGAGCGGGAGCGGAAAAACAACGTCGCTCCGCACGCTTGATCCAAAGACGACGCTGATCATCGACGCCGACCGCAAGGGTCTTTCATGGCGTGGATGGAAGAAACAATACAACAAGGAGAACAAAAATTATTTAGCGACGTCATCGGTATCCACAATCATAAATTATTTAGATCGTGTGAACGATGGCGATCTCAAGCACATCAAAGTTGTCGTGATTGACACGCTGAACATGTGCATGATCGACAGCGAGATGGCACGGATGCAGGAGAAGAACTTTGACAAATGGGCTGATCTTGCGTGGAGCGTGTGGGGGCTGCTGACCAATATACACCTCTACCGAGAGGATTTGACCATCGTCTGCATGGCACACGCGCAGACAGACAGGGACGATAACGGCTACATGTTCACACACATGAAGACATCCGGACGCAAGCTCGATAAGCTCGTGCCGGAAAGCAAGTTTACAACGGTTCTTTTGGCAAAAGGCGGCGGCGGGCGTTATACGTTCGTCACGCAGGCGGATCATTCCACAGCGAAAAGCCCTATGGGGTGTTTTGACAAAGAGATCGAGAATGACATGGCCGCCGTGATCGCGGCACTCAAAGAGTATGAGGGCGAGGACGCCAAGGATACGGCGAAGAGCGCATAAGGAGGAAAACAAAATGCAAAAACCGACATGGTGGGACGAAACGACGGCAATCAAAGGCGGCGGGGAAAGGCTCCCTGCGGGCGGCTATCCCTGTACGATTATTGGCGGGGCTGTTACGCAGTCGCGCAAAGGGAAAGAGATGCTTGTTCTTTGGGTGGATGTCGCCGAGGGCGAGTATGCGGGGCTGTTTGTGCGGCAATACAAGCAGCGTAAACAAAGCGACGCGGATGCAAAATACCCCGCAGGCGGCACATACTATCAGCTCACGGGGCTTGACGGGGAGCCGAACAACACGCAGGCGGGACGGTTCAAGGGACTCGTTGAAATCCTCAAGGCGTCCAATCCCGGGTGGAACTGGAACTTTGATGTAGCCTCGCTCAAGGGGCTGATGTTCGGCGGCGTGTTCCGAGAGGAGGAGTATGAATCTACCTATGACGGAACAATCAAGACGACAACAAAACTCGCTTACGTCAACGAACTTGAGGGTATTGAGGACGTTCCTGTGCCGCCAAAGAAGGAGCTAGATAGAAAAGAATACGGCAGTGGGAATACTTATGTAGATGATGAAACAATTCCATTCTGATGGTTATCCCGGGTAAAGTCGTGCAGGAGGTAGAGGAGGGTTTTCTCATCCTCCTCCCTGCTGCCGACAAAGAGGCTCTCAAAGGAAAATACCGCAAAGGCGTCAACATCGAGCTGTGTGACCCTCGGCGTATCAGTCCCGAGCAACGGCGCAAGGCATACGCGCTCATTCGCGACATCTCTCTATGGATGGGCGGGACGCCGATGGAGACCGTCAAGGAGCTCACGAAATGGATATTCCAGGAGAGCGACCCTGCGACGTTGGAGGAGACATTCTCCCTCTCTGACTGCTCGATGGAGGTTGCAAGGCTCTATATTACGTTCCTCATCGACTTTTGCCTCCTCCATGATGTTCCCTGCAACGAGCCGCTCTATAAGCTCGCTGAGGACATCGGGCGGTATGTGTGGGTATGCGCCCTCAATAAGCGCTGCGCGGTGTGCGGCAGGAAAGCGGAGCTGCATCACGTTGACGCCGTGGGCATGGGGCGCAACCGCAAGGAGATATGTCACATCGGGATGCGGGTACTGCCGCTGTGCCGGACGCATCACACGGAGATACATAAGATCGGGCATGAGACGTTCCTGCGGCGGTACATCCTGGAGCCTGTCAAGGTAGATGAGCGGATTGCGGACGTCTACAAGCTGAGAAAGGAGCGAGATTATGAAATTCGAGATTGAAACAAAGTTCGACGTCGGGGATAAGGTGTTGTATAACCATGATGACAGAGCCCCAATCGGCATAATTACTAGTATATGCGTGGTGCGCGGTGTAGATAGCGACGACGATGTGAGGTATTTCGTCGTGCGGGAAGATGGGGATCGCAGCTGGACGCGCGACTATAACTTATCCCCGTACTGCGTCATGGACGAGAAAAAGCAAATAGCGATACTCATTGAGCGCTATCTGAACTGTGAGCTCAGCTCCGTAGGATTAGCGTTGTATCTGCATCTGCTTCGGCTTCTTGGTCTGCGAGCCGGAGACTGGTTTCATGTGACGGAATCGGTATTGCCTGATGGATTGAATCTCTCGAAGGGTGCACTCAAAAGGATTAAGAAAGAGCTTGTCATCAAAGGATTTATGGAGTGCAAACGGGATGCAGGGCGAACGCTGTATCGCTTTGTGCCGTTGTATTGATAGAAGGAGCAAAGAGAGATGGCGCGGCGCATGTTTTCGACAAAAATCACATCCTCAGCGCGATTCCTGCGCATGTCTCACGAGGCGCAGAACCTCTATTTTCAGCTCTCCATGAACGCGGATGATGACGGCGTTGTGGAGGCGTTCTCGGTTATGCGTCTTGCAGCAGTCGGCGAGGATGCGCTGAAAGAACTCGTCGAGAGAAAGTTCGTCCGCATCCTCAATGACGATCTCGTTGCCCACATCTTAGACTGGGACGAGAATAACAAGATTCGCTCGGATCGGAAACGTGACAGTATCTATAAAGACCTGTTGGAGACGTCCGAGAGCGAAACGGCGGACAACGCGCAGCCGCTAGAACCCGCGTCAACACAGGACTGCGGCGATGCGCGGACAAATGACGGGCAGTTGCCCGCGGATTGCGGTCAAGTGACGGCGGATTGCGGACAGTTGCCAGCGGAATGTCCGCATAGGATAGGAGAGGATAGGTTAGGTAAGGATATATTATCTCTTGCTAACGCAAGAGAGTCCCTCGCCCCCTCTCAGCCTATGCAAAAATCGGCGGATGAGAGCGAAGCGTCGGGAGAATCCGAATATGTCCCTCAAAAGGCACGGGAAAAGCCTCACGGAGGGGAAGAACCGCACGGGCAAATACGCGCGCCTGTGCCGTACGCCGCGATCATGGACGCCTACAACACGATATGCACATCGCTCACAGCAATCAAGACCATGAACGACAAGCGAAAGCAAGCCGTCAAGACTCGATTCTTGCAGGACTTTCACGGCGACATGAGGGAAGTGCAGGCGTTTTTCCGTAAGGTGGCGGCAAGTGATTTCCTCTGCGGACGGAACGAACGCAGCTGGACGGCTAATTTTGACTGGCTCATGAAATCCTCGAATGCAGTGAAGGTGCTTGAGGGCAACTACGACAACAGGAGACCGAAAGGAGCGGTGGCAGATGGAACAGGCGAAGGAGATCATAGCGCGGATGTCTCCGCAGATGAAACTCCGTGGATACAGCAGCTCAGAGAGTGGGAGGAGCGAAAACGAAACTCCCCGCGTCCGTGGGACGTACAACCTGCCGCAGGAGGTGATCGAGATGCACCGGGAGGAGATCATCCAGATCGAGGACGAGCGGGATAGGTGTGCCGGCTGCGCGGGGACATGTTACAAGACAGGATCGGCGCAGGGGATGATCCCCGTCGTCACGGATGATTACGGCCGCTACGGTGTGAGCTATACCGTCTGCGATGTGGAGCGGCGGCGCCGTGAGAAAGTGCGGCTTGATCGTCTCTTTCAGGCGGCGCATGTGCCGAAACGGTATCGGAATCTCGGCTTTGCAGATTACCGCGTCACACAGCGCAACAAAGAGGCGGTAAGGGCAGCGCGGTGGATGGTGACGGCAGAAAGCGGCGGGCTGCTCCTACATGGCGGACGGGGCGCAGGAAAGACGATGCTCGCGGCCATCATTGCAAACGAGCGGGCAAAGAGCGGCAAGAACGTCCTCTTCGCGAGCGCGATTGACCTCCTCGCCGACATCAAGGCGACGTTCGGGAAGGGGGCGACGCAGGAGGCCACACGAGCGATACGGACAGCGCCGATGCTGGTGCTCGACGACCTTGGGACGGAGCTGATGTCCTCATGGGTCGGGGAGCAGCTTTTCGGAATTTTCAACCATCGCTACAACGAGGAGCTGCCGACGATTGTCACGTCGAACTTTGCGCCCGAGGAGCTGAGCAAACACCTCTCGGAGACAGACCCGAAGAAGCGGGAGAAACGGGAAAAAGACATTATGGGCGAGCGCATCGTGAGTCGCATTTGCGGAATGTGCGAGCCGATACGGATGGATAGTCTCGACTGGCGGATGAAGGGGGTAGGATGATGGACGAATACACACCTTGCAAGAAGAAAGATCCGACCGCGCAAGAGGCAATCGGGAATGTGATGCGCCTCGTGCGGGTGCAGAGCAGGAAGCCGAACAAGTACAACGCCCGCAAGACGGTCATGTGCGGGCATACGTTTGACAGCAAACGTGAAGCGGAGATCTATCTTGACCTGCTCTCACGAAAACAGCACGGCGAGATTATCCGCATTGGCTTGCAGCCGTCCTACACGCTCCTTGCGGGGTTCAAGGACAACACGGGGAAGAATCAGAAGCCGATTACCTACACAGCGGATTTTTTCGTGACGTATGCCGACGGGCGCAATGAGGTGATTGAGGTCAAGGGCGTGAGGACGCGTGATTATATGCTGCGTAAGAAGCTGTTCCTGCACATGATGAGGGAGACGGACATTATCTTTCGGGAGGTTCGATGATGGAGGTAGGAAGCTATGCCCATTGATTATATTGGATTTTTGAGATCAAAGATGGTGATCGCCAAAAAGACGGGCATTACCATTGATCTGGGGGAGATAAGTCCCATACTTAAGCCGCACCAGCGCGACGCGGTACTCTGGGCGGCGGCAGGTGGACGGCGTGCCATATTCGCAGCGTTTGGACTTGGCAAGACGATCATGCAGCTCGAATGGTGCCGTCTCATCCACGAACACAAGGGCGGCAAGATGCTCATTGTATGCCCGCTGGGTGTCAAACAGGAGTTCATGCGTGACGCGGTGACACTCCTCCACATGGATGCGCCTGTCTACGTTCGCAACATGGAGGAAGTAGAGTCTGCGCCGGGATGGCTCATGATCACAAACTATGAGCGTGTACGCGATGGCGACATCCGCCCCGACGCATTCGCGGGCACGAGCCTTGATGAGGCGGCTGTCCTGCGCTCGTTCGGGAGCAAGACATATCAGACATTTCTCAACAAGTTCCGTGGCGTTCCGTACAAGCTCGTATCCACGGCGACACCGTCGCCGAACAAGTACAAGGAACTCATCCACTATGCGGGCTATCTTGAGATCATGGACACGGGGCAAGCCCTCACGCGTTTTTTCAAGCGTGACAGTACGAAGGCGAACAATCTGACGCTCTACCCGCACAAGGAGAAAGAGTTCTGGCTCTGGCTCTCGACGTGGGCGCTGTTCATCCAAAAGCCGTCGAACCTCGGTTATGACGATACGGGCTACGACCTACCCGAACTCGAGGTGCGCTATCACAAACTGGGACGACCGCCAGAGCTGACGGAGGAGAAGGATGGCCAGATCAAGATGTTTCACGATGCGGCGCAGGGACTCAAGGAGGCGGCGCGTGAAAAGCGTGAGAGCATTGAGACACGCATGGCGAAGGCAAAGGAGATCGTCGACGCTGCGCCGGAAGATCATTTTATTATCTGGCACGACCTCGAGGATGAGCGGAAGGCAATCAAAAAGGCACTGCCGGAAGCGCGGGAAATCTATGGGTCACAGGATATGGACGTGCGTGAGCGGAACACGATCGAATTCTCCGATGGGAAGTTTCGCTTGCTGGCTACGAAAAAGGAGCTGTCGGGAAGCGGATGCAACTTTCAGCGGCATTGTCACCGGATGATCTTTCTCGGGATTGACTATGAGTTCAATGATTTCATACAGGCGATTCACCGCTGTCACCGCTTCCTGCAGCCGCATAAGGTCATCGTGGACATCATCTACATGGACAGCGAGCAGGAAATACTCAAGGCCTTGCAGTACAAGTGGACGCAGTACAATCACCTGACGCAAAAGATGGCAGAGATTATCGAGGAATATGGGCTTGGCGGTGCACAGGCGGCGGCTGAGATGGGACGAAGCATAGGAGTTGATCGTGTGGAAATAAAAGGTGAAGGCTGGACGGCCATACATAATGACTGCATCGAGGAGACAAAGCGGATGGAAGAAAACAGCGTAGATGAGATCATCACGAGTATTCCATTCTCGAATCATTACGAGTATACGGCATCCTATAATGACTTTGGCCATAATGAGGACACGGCGCGGTTCTTTGAACAGATGGATTATCTCTCACCGGAACTGCTGCGTATTCTGCGGCCGGGGCGTGTATTTGCGTGTCACGTTAAGGATCGCGTGCTCTTTGGCAATGCGACGGGGACGGGGATGCCGACGATGGAGCCGTTCCATGCGCTCTGTATTGAGCACTACATGCGGCACGGCTTTCAGTATTTCGGCATGATCACAGTCGTGACCGACGTCGTACGAGAGAACAATCAGACATATCGCCTTGGCTGGACGGAGAACGGGAAGGACGGCACGAAGATGGGCGTCGGCTGTCCAGAATATACCTTGCTGTTCCGCAAGCTTCCCTCCGATACAAGCCGTGCCTATGCCGATGTTCCGGTCACGAAGTCCAAAGAGGACTACACGCGGGCCCAGTGGCAGATCGACGCCCACGGTTATTGGCGCTCGAGCGGAGATCGACTGCTCACGAAAAATGAAGTCATGGGATTTCCCGTGACAGATCTGCAGCGTGTCTATCGGCAGTATTCACGGGACCATGTCTATGATTATGATGAGCATGTAGAGATTGCCGAATCCCTCGACAAAAAAGACAAGCTCCCCGCGTCGTTTATGGTCGTCGCGCCCGGAAGCTGGACGGATGAGGTGTGGGATGATATCAACAGGATGCGGACCATGAACACATTACAGGTACAGAAAGGGAAGCAAATGCATGTCTGCCCGCTCCAGTTCGACATCGTCGATCGGCTGATTGACCGCTATTCGAACCAGGGCGACCTCATCCTCGATCCGTTCGGCGGGCTGATGACCGTTCCGCTCTGTGCGCTCAAGAAAGGACGGCGCGGTATAGGGATCGAACTCAATGCAGACTACTTCCGCGATGGCGTTGGATATCTCAAACAAGAGGAGATCAAGCAAGCTGCACCGACGTTATTTGACTTTGTGGATGTAGTGGCCAGTTGATAGGAGGATGGCGGCGTGAAGCATAAGGACTGTTTGAGGCGGCGGAGCGTTATGGGCGCGGAACAGCGGCAGCGGCTTGACCGACACGGTGCATATCGGCGCGTTGAAGCCGTATTTCGGCGGCAGAAAGCAATCGAGCAGGCTGTCTATGAGATACGGGAAAGAAGCGGATGTACGCACGACAAAAACCGCACGCCCGGCAGTTCCTATATCTCCGATCCGACGGCGATGACCGCGATTCGCAACATGGACGAAATCAAGAGCGTTGCGCTTGATGATGGGTTCGTTGTCCAATATCCGGAGCGCTGGCTCAAAGTCATATCCACAACATACGATTCATGTGGTGATAGCGGTGCAGCTTTCCGTCTGCGCTGTGCCGGCAGCCGATGGGATGAAGCGTGTGCGGAGCTGCATATCGGGCGGAGCACCTACTTCGCCATGCTCGATGATGTAACGCATTTCGCTCTTGCCGCCGCTTGTCAAATGGGACTGATCCGAATTGTCTAGCCGAAATCCTTATTCCGGGAACAAGAACCGATTTTTTGTGTTATAATAGACACAATGAAAATAGTGCATACGCACATGAAGCCGCTGAGACGTAATGTCTAGGCGGTTTTTGTGTTGGGGTAAATCGGACGATAAGGGGAAATAATGTTTGTATTCGGGGGCTAATAAATGTATAATAGATAAAAAAGGGGGCTAATATGAGAATCATTGATGAAAGGACAACATGTAGAAAAACATTTGTTCTTGAGAGCGCTGAAGATGCAGAAAGTTGTATGCGAGCTCTCCGAGAAAAGATTCAAAAAGAGAATGGCGTGAATAGTGTCGGGGTGAATAATAATGAATTTTATTTTGAAGCACGAACAGAAGAAAAAGCTGTGCAATTTGGGGCAAAAGTGAAACTATGGATAGAAAGGCTTTGAAGGTTGACTAGCTAGAGTAAAGAGGGGGGGCAGGAAATCATGGGGATGTCTGATTTAGAGTTGTTGCAGTTAATAAAAAATAATGAGCGAGTTCCTAAAGGGTATGATGAAGAACTTGTTGACTTGGAAAACAGAGGGCTTATTATAGGCCTCAAAACGAAATGTTCGTCTCAAACAAAAGAGCGTAAACTTATGCTTGCTATATGCTTACCAGGACAAACGAAAGTTACAAATCTTGGGGAACGATACATTGAAGATAATGAGGAACAATAGAAGATAAATAGTTTTCTCTTACATGTATATGTAGGCCGTCTGAGTATATTAGACGGCTTTTCTTATGCCTTCACGAATTGGTGTGGAGGCTTTTTTGATGGAGGAGGTGAGTCAATGGCACGGCCACGGAAAGAGATCGATAAGAGAGAGTTTGAAAAACTGTGTGGGTATCAGAGCACACAACAGGAAATTTGTTGGTGGTTTGGTGTCACAGATAAAACGCTCAATGCGTGGTGTAAACGAACATATCATATGAGTTTCTCCGAAGTTTTTGAGCAAAAAAGAGGATTGGGGAAAATATCGCTCCGCAGAATGCAGTTCCAGCTTGCAGAAAAGTCTGCGGCGATGGCGATTTTCCTCGGTAAGCAGCATCTCGGTCAACAGGATGTGCAAAAGCAGGAGATCAGCGGCGGCATGAGATTCGTCTGGGGAGGTGACGAGGATGATCACGATACCGATTCCGTATCGTCCGGAACGGCTCTGGAAGGAGACGATTCATCCGGCGCTTGAATCGCATAGATTCTCGGTCATTGTCGCGCACAGGCGTTTCGGCAAGACGGTCGGCACGGTGAATCACATGGTCAAGATGGCTGTGCAAAATCAGCGATGGGCGCCGCAGTACGCATATGTGGCGCCGTTTCGTAACCAGGCAAAGAGTATTGCGTGGTCGTATCTCAAATACTACACGCATGTGATCCCGGGCGTAATCGTCAATGAGGGCGATCTCTATGTGGAGATTCCATCGCTCTATAAGGGCGCTCCCGGGGCGCGTATCCGCATCATCGGCGCGGATCATCCTGATGCTCTGCGCGGTACGTACTGGGACGGCGTTATTCTTGATGAGTACGCACAAATTAAACCTGAACTTTGGAATGAGGTTATCAATCCCGCGATCGCCGACCGTCTCGGTTGGGTGATCTTTGTCGGGACGCCGAAGGGGCAGAATCAGTTTTACGAAATCTATCAGAAAGCCTTGAAGTCTCCCGACTGGTACGCTTGCATGTACCGCGCGGACGAGTCGGGCGTATTCGACGAGGGCGGGCGCTACGGTCCCGCAGAACTGGAGCGTATGAAGCGGGATATGAGCGCGGATGCCGTACGGCAGGAGCTCTACTGCGATTTTACAGCATCTGCCTATAACGTCCTGATTACAATCGACCTTGTGTCAAAAGCTGTGGAGCGCAACTATCAAGCAGAGGAACTGCGGGGCGCGCCTGTGGTGCTCGGCGTGGATGTGGCGCGCTTTGGAAATGACCGCAGCGTGATCTTCCGCCGTCAAGGGCTGATGGCATATGAGCCGATTGTCTATGGGGATATCGACAATATGACGCTTGCGGCGCGTGTGATGGAGCTATCGGACAGATACAAGGCGCAGGCGGTATTCATCGATGCGGGGCGCGGCGAGGGCGTGATTGATCGCTGCCGGCAGCTCGGCTATGACGTCGTGGAAGTCAATTTCGGCGCACAGGCGACGCAGAAGGGCAAATACATCAACAAGCGCTCTGAGATGTGGGACGACATGAAAAAGTGGCTCGAGGCGGGCGGCTGCCTGCCGCAGAATGCGGAGCTCAAGACGGAGCTCACAACGCCTGAGTACGATTTCGACGCGGCAAACAGAATGCGTCTGGAATCCAAAGAGAAGATCAAGGAGCGCATGGGCGCGTCGCCCGATATTGCAGACGCACTCGCATTGACATTCGCCTATCCTGTGCATCCCAATGTGCAGTGGGGCGGGCGTGATGTCTGTAATACGAGCTATGATCCCTTTGCTTGAAAAAGCAATGTCCGTAATCAAAACACACTGAAAGGAGGTGATCTCTATGTGCACAGGCGGAGGAGGCAGTATGCCGACCTATACGCCGCCCCCAAAGGTAGATCCGACGCCGACGGCGGTGCAGTCCTCGGACGTTGGATCGAGCGACACGGCGGCGAAGGCACAGAAACGGCGCCATGGGCGCGGCTCGACGATGCTCAGCAGCGACCGCGACACGATACTCAGCGCGGCGGCGGGCGGCGGGCGTACGACGCTCGGATAAGGAGGCAGTATGAATAATGCACAGGGGGCGCGCCTGCCCCCGCTGATCAAGGCAAGCGACCTTGCGGCACGACTGCGGCTTGACCGTCGCGAGATTGAGGGGCGCGTCAAGGCGCTCATGGATAAGCGCACACAGTACGAAACACGGTGGAAAGCGATACGAGACTATCAGCTGCCGTATATCGGCAGCTTTGACGGAATGGACGACGAAGAGAACGCGGCGAGCAGGAAAGACCTGCATATCTATCACAGCTGTGCATGGGATTCGAATCAAATCTTTGCCGCAGGTGTGATGAGTGGGCTCACGCCGCCTTCGCGCAAGTGGTTCCGTCTCAATTTCGCGAATACCGAACTCGAGGATAACTCGGAGCTCGGCAAGATTCTCGACGAGCGCATCGACATTTTGTCGGACGTCCTAGAGAAATCAAACTTCTACACGGCAGTTCACAGCTGTTATCTGGAACTCGCATTCGGACAAGCGCCGCTCGGTATCTTCCCGGATGCGCAGTACGGCGTGCATTTTGTACCGTATACGATTGGCAGCTATGCCATGGAGAACGGGGCGGACGGCACGGTGCAGATGTTTGTGCGGCGCTGCAAAATGAGTGCGCGGCAGATCGCGGACAAGTTCGGCATAGAGAATGTGCCGGAGAATATACGGCAGGAGCTCGAGACGGGAGCGGGACTTAAGGCGAGTCATAAGGTGATCTGGTACGTCGAGCCGAACAGGCATTACAGCGCGGAAAAGCTCGGCAATTTCCATCTGCCGTATCTATCCGTCTACTACGTCGAGCAGAGTGACGCGAGCGAATACCTCCACATTGGGGGATTCCATGAGTTTCCCATCCCCGTGGCGCGGTACCTGCTCTCGGGCAACGACAGCTATGGCAAGGGCCCCGGATGGTTCTCAGAAGGTGACAGTAAAGCCCTGCAGATGCTTGAAAAGGACAAGCTGACGATGGTGGAGCTGTCGGTCAAGCCGCCGATGCTCGCAAATTCGAATCTCGGCGTGAAGGGGATCAATCTTGTTCCCGCGGGCAAGACGTATTCGGATCAGCCGGATGCGGTGAAGCCGCTATTCATGGTGCAGGCCAATCTGCAGCATATGCAGGAGACGATCGAAGAGGTGACGCAGCGCATTAAGCGCGCGTACTCTGCAGATCTCTTCATGATGCTCGATCAGCAGGACAAATCCATGACCGCCCGCGAGGTGCTCGAACGCACACAAGAAAAGATGGCGGTACTGGGTCCCGTGGTACAGCGCATGCAGTTCGAGTTTCTCGGGCGCATCATCGAGCGCGTGTATAACATCCTCGATCGGGCGCGCATGTTCCCGGAGCCGGAGGACGAAGAGGCGGCAGAATACCTGCGGAGTGCGGAGGTCAAGATCGAATACATCTCACCGCTTGCACAGGCACAGAAGATGAGCGGGCTTGTCAACATCGAGCAGGCAATCGCGTTCGTGGGACAGCTTGCACAGTTCAATTCGGATATCCTCGATAAGGTTGATTGGAATGAGGCGGTCAATCGGTATTTCAATCTTGTCGGCGCGCCTGCAGCAATTAAGCGAACGGATGACCAATATGAGGAAATCCAAAAGCAGAAGCAGGCGAAGATGGCGGAGATGGAACAGGCGCAACAGGCGATGCAGATGGCGCAAATGGCGGCGCCTGCCGCACAGGCGGCAAAGAACGCCACGGAGGCGGCGCAGGACGGCAACCCCGCTCTGCAAGAACTGATGGGCATGAATGCGTACGGTATGGGAGGCGGCAGGTGAATATATCGAAAGAGCAGGCACAGAACATCGCGGAGGAAAAGGTGCGGCAGAAGGACGTTGCGGCACTGCGCTATCTGATGTCGGATGCGTGCGGGCGCTGGTTCTTGATGCGCTTGTTGGAGCAGTGTCATGTCCTCTCGCCTGCGGTATTTTCGGAAGAGAACATCAATCGATTGCTGATCGCGGAGGGGGCGCGGCGTGTGGGGCTCGTTATCCTGCACAACATCGAACTGATGAACGCCCTCGAGGAAAAGCAGCAGGCGGAGCGCGAATACAGCGCATTCATGCGGCAGATGAAAGAGTTGATGGAAGGTGCGGAACAGAAAGAGGTGTGAACGATGAGTTGTTTTGAATTTGATTTACAGTTGTTCGCGGAGGATGCAGGCGGAGATGCGGGGGCTGCGCCTCCTGCTGAGAGTGCGCCGCCTGCGGGTGATCCTGCGGGGGCGCCGCCGGCAGGAGGGGAAAGTACAATCCTCGGCGGGCAGCAGAATCCGCAGGGGGGCGATCCGCCCCCGGGTGTCCCCGATGCCTATGACTTTAAGAGTATCGTCCCGGAGGGGATGGAGTACGACGAACAGTCGGCGGCGGCGTTCTCGGAGGTCGCCAAAAAAGCGGGGCTGTCTCAGGAGCAGGCAAGCGAGATCGCGGCGCATGGAATGCAGTACATGCAGCAGGGGGCGGCAGCCGCCATGCAGGAGATCGCGGCGATCCGTACGCAGTGGGGCGAAGATGCAAGGTCGCAGCTCGGCGGGCAGTTCGAGGCGACGGTCGCAAAGGCGGCGGCAGGGCGTGACGCGCTCGCCGCGAAGGTGCCGGGGCTTGTGGACATGCTCAATGAGACGGGGGCGGGCAACCGCGTTGAAATGATCCGTCTCCTTGCAGCCGTCGGAGAAGTCCTCGGCGAGGACGGCGGACTGCGCGACGGCGCGGGCGGCGCCGAAAAGTCGATCTATCCCAATACGAATTTTGGGCTCTATAACTAAGGAGGAATGCACACATGGCAGTACTAGGAACACAGGCGCTCACGCTTTCTGATCTTCGAAAGCGCCTTGCGCCCGACGGCAGCATCGACTTCATCATTGAAGCGCTGCTCAACAGCAACCCCATTATGGATGATATTACCTGGAAGATGGGCAATCTTCCCACGGGCAACCGCACGACGATTCGCACGTCGATGCCCAAGCCCTCGGTGCGCCGCATCAACCGTGGCGTAACGCGGCACAAGTCGACGACGATGCAGGCGCAGGACACGTGCATTATCCTCGAAGATCGTTCGTGCGTCGACATTGAGGAGCTGGCACTTGCACCCAACGGTGAGCAGTTCCGCCGTAGTGAGGACGCCGCGTTTGTCGGCGGATTCTCGGACGCAATCGCCGCGAATATCTTCTACGGCAATGCAGATGATGACCTCGATACGTTCAACGGCCTTTCGATGCGCTATCCCCTGATCGGCGGCGCGAAGAATACCCCGGGCTATCAGGTGATCGGCGGCATGACGGCGAATGCTGGCGCAAAGAACACGTCGGCATTCCTCGTCGGCTGGGGCACGCATGCGACAAGAGGAATCTATCCGAAGAACTCACAGGCAGGTCTCAAGCAGCGTGATCTCGGTGAGCAGACGGTACAGGACGAGGACGGCAATGAGTATCAGGCCGTTGTGACGCTCTTCACATGGAAGGCGGGGCTTTCGGTCGGTGATATTCGTGCCAATGCGGCGGTGCGCAACATTGACGTAGATAAGATCACGGGCTCCATGCAGAGCGCTGACAAGCTGAAGCTGATCGAAAAATTTGTCACGGCGAAGAACCGCATCCGCAATCTCCAGTCGCGTGAGAAAAAGGTCGTCATGTACGTCTCGGAATCTCTCTACAACTGGTTTGAAATCTACCTGCTCGACAAGAACAACGTTCACGTGACGCGGCAGGAGCTTCAGGCGGATGTGCCCCGTCTCTATTTCGGCGGGATTGAGATCAAGAAGTGCGACGCTATCTCTGATGAGGAGAACAGCGTCCCGCTGGCATAAGAAAGGAGTGTAAAAACATGATTCTTGACGGCGAAAATCTGTTTTACAATGCGGCGACGCTGACAAGCGGCGCAATGACCTCTGACGTTTTGAAGGTAGGCGTCGGCGAAACAGGAGACCCGCCTATCCTTGTGCTGCGTGTCAAGGACGCGGGGGCTGGCACCTTTAAGACGGTGCTCGAAACGTCGGCGAATGAAGCGTTTACGATGCCAAAGACGCTCGGCACCTATGAGCAGGTGCCTCTTTCGGTGCATGTCCCGCGCGGGAACCTCGGGTATCTGCGCATCAAGGGAACAAGCACGTATGCAAAAGGGACAGTGACGGCGGGGCTTGTCCTCGACGACAATATCAATATCTAAGGTGCGGGGGCAAGGGAGAAATCCTTTGCCCCTTTGCCGTTGTTCCGTGCGTTTAGGACGAGGCAGCGGCAAAGGAGGGAACCTGTATGAACAGTACGGAAATCTGCAATCTTGCGCTTTCCTATCTCGGGCAAGGGCGCATCAACAGTATTGAGGACGGGGCGGAGGAAGCGCGCAAATGCAAGGCGCATTATGACCATGACCGCCGCCGCCTCTTGCTGTCGTACCCGTGGGGCTTTGCGCGGCGCATTGGAAAGCTCGCGGCGTATGAGGAGCGTGTTCCGGGGTGGCAGTATGTCTATTCCTATCCCGCGCAGTGCATCGCCGTGACGTTCGTCTATGATGAAGCGCACGCGCGAGTCAAAGAGGAGAATCGGCAGGACTTTGAGATCGTCACATTCGGTGGCGGGCGCAGGGGGATTGCCTCGGATACGGCAAACGCCTACGCGGAATATACGGAGGACGTCAAAGACCCTGGCGCGTTCAGCGAGGAGTTCGTTGAAGCGCTCTCTCATCTGCTCGCGGCGTCTATCGCGATGGGCGTGACGGGCAATGCGAACATCGTTGCACAGCATATGCAGCTTGCACAGGCGGCGATCGAGAGCGCGAAATATTATGCCGTCCTCGAAAAGGAGAAGAGAACGCGGTATCCGGAGAAGTATTCAAACGCGAGGTTTTGCTAGGAGGGAATCAATATGCCGCAGCCGACACCGTTTTACGCCATGCAGCCCGCCTTTACGGGCGGGGAGATTTCGGGGGAAGTGGCGTCCCGCGTCGATCTCGATAAGTATCAACTCGCACTCTTGCAGGCGGAGAATGCAATCATCCGCCCGTATGGACCCGTCTATAAGCGCCCGGGGACAATCTATTGCGGGCAAACGAAATACGGGGATAAAGAGGTGATCCTGCAGCGTTTTGAGTACAGTGTCGAAATCACCTATCTACTCGAGATCGGGGCGGGCTATATCCGTATTTGGCGGGACGGCAAGCGCCTGGATATCGAGCTTGCGGCGCCGTTCATGGAATCCGATCTAAAGAATCTGCGCTTTGTGCAGTCTGTCGACGTGATGTATATCTGCTCAGGCACGCATCCCGTACAGAAACTTTCAAGGTACAGCGAAGCGGACTGGAGGATTTCTGCCGTCGAATGGGTACGCCCTGCCTATGGGGATGTGAATCTTGATGAGAAAGCGAAAATCAAACCGTCGGGGACAAACGGCGATATACGGCTCACGGCGACAAAGGACGTGTTCACTGCCGCACGTGTGGGCGACACGATGAAGATTGAGCAGTATGTCAATACGGATACAACGATGTTTGCGGCGACATCCAGTTCAACCGCAACAATGCCGAGTTTGCCTGCGCCTGCGGGGATGGGGTACACGCTGAAAAAGACGGGATCGGGGACGTGCAATGTGGCGGTGCAGGCGTTTTGCACAGATTACTATGAAGACCCTGAAAATCCTGACGGCGGGGAATATGAAGAGAAATGGCTCGATATTAACGCCCGTGAAGGCGCGGGGGCATGGGAGCTTTCCGGAAAAGCACCTGCCGATGTGAATGGGTCGGAATATTCGGAGGCACTGCGGGTACACATTCGTTCGATGAGCGGCGCAATCAATCTGACTTTTACACTTGAGAACGGAGAATCCCGTACCTATGTATTCAAAGGAGCGTATTCCTACAGCCCGTCCATTCCCGTTGGAAAGTCGTGGAAGGTCATTACACACGGGACATGGACCGGTACGATCAACGTGCAACAGTCAAGAGACGGCGGCGCAACATGGGTGAACCTGCGCACATATACGTCAAGAGACGATTACAATCCGACAGAATCGGGCGATGTGGATGAACACAGTCTCATGCGTCTGCGGACAAAGATTACATCCGGCACATGCAATGCGGACTTATCCGCATATCCATATAAGCATGACGGATATGTGGAGATTACAGGCGTCACAGATGCGCGGAATGCGTCGGCGCGGGTGATTAAAGGGCTTGGGGATATTACACAGACGGCGGACTGGTACTTCGCCGCATGGAGCGAAACGAACGGATATCCGCGCTGTGCGGCGTTCTTTCAAGATCGGCTCTGTTTCGGGGCGTGCAAAAAGTATCCTCAGCGGCTATGGATGAGCCGGTCGGGGGACTATGAGAATTTCGGGATCGAGAAAGAGGGCGGTACGGTCACGGACGACAGTGCCGTTACTGCCGATCTGCTCTCCCGGCAGGCGTACACGATCCATCACATGGATGTCGGCAATGATCTTGTACTCTTTACTGAGGGAAATACATGGACGGTCGCGGGTGGGGAGACGGTGAAACCCTCGAGTATTACGCCGAAGAATCAGGAGAACTACGGGGCAGGCGGTGTTGCCCCTCTCAGAATCGGCAACCGTATCGTCTATGTACAGCGGCGCGGCTCGATCATCCGCGATACCGGATACAACTATGAGGCGGACGGCTATATCGGCATGGACTTAACACTCCTCGCAAAACATCTTGTGCGCGGACATGAAATTGTCTCTGCCGCCTATGCGCAAGAGCCCGACTCCCTGCTGTACTTTGTGCGCGGTGACGGTGCGCTGCTCTGCCTTACCTATGTCATGGATCAGAAGGTCTATGCCTGGAGCAAGTTCGTAACGGACGGGAAATATAAGGCAGTCTGTGCCGCTAGCGCGGGGCGCAGCGATCGTGTGTATGTCGTTGTGGAGCGTGAGATCCAGGGAAAGAAAGCGCGGTGCCTCGAGTATTTCGCCCCCGGCAGCGAGAGTGAGGCGCAGCAGGACCATGTGATGATGGACGCGGCGGCAGTCGTGGAGAAAGAGACGCCGGAGGAAACACTGCCGTATATGGACGTACTCGACGGCAAGGAAATCGCGGTGCTTGCCGACGGGTACCTCTATGAAGGGATCGTCATGCAAAAAGGCACGCGTCTGCCGGTCAAGGCAAAGCGCGTGACCGTTGGGCTCCCGTATACCATGACGCTGGAACAGCCGAACTGGGACGCGGGCAACACGGACACGGGAACGGTGCAGGGGCGGAAAAAGACGGTGACGAACGCGATCTTGCGCCTCACAAAGTCCTACGGCGGGAAAATCGGGCAGACAAAGGACGCACAGGACGCAATCATCTATGACGCGCAGCGCATGGAGGACGGCGACAATGTGCTCTATACGGGAGATAAGAAGGTCGTACTGCCTGCAGGCGGGTGGAATGCAGAGGGGCGCACGGTGATCACGCATGAGACGCCGTATCCGTTCAGCCTGTCTGCAATCGTGCGGGAGGTGTCGTTCGGTGGGTAGAAAATATATCATCCGCAAGATCACGGATGCGCGCGAGAAAAAGGAACTGGCGGAGGAGCTCACGGAGCTTTTGCGTGATGAGGATCGGCGG